TTGGCAACTTGGTTTGTAGTCAACCAACTATGGCTGTAACTCCTTTTTATACAGGTAATGATGCACAAGGAGAGGATACATATAGCATCAATGAAGGTTGGGGAGTACAGATAAGTTGGATGATACCACTTGGAACTAATAATGAAACGTGTTCTGAATTAGCAAAAGTAAAGCTAGACCTAGCCATAGAAGAATTAGACAAGCAAGTGCATGATAAACAGCTTGTTCGTGTTTTGAAATGTAGTCAGCTTCACGCATCAGGCTACATGATTAATCCTAAGTCTAAGTTCGCATATATTTGTAATGATGTAATCAATATACGAAGTTATGTAAAAGCTAATCCCGAAAAATTTAAGTAGGAACTGACGTTCTGTAGAGGAGGTATGGAGCTGAAGCTTCCGCTTACATTTGGCATTTCATAAATCCGTTGACCACTGCTAGGCATTGACGGATTCTTGAGTTCATCTTAGGGGTAAATGACAAAGACCCTAAGAGAGATCAAGCAGGTCTGGTTCCTATGTGTACTATACCTTATTTCTTTTTATCTGCAATTTCTTTCTTAAGTACCTTTTTAAATATCTTTGTCATTATTTTCTTCAGTTGATTAATAACGCTTTGTAAAACGATTGAACCTGTAACTGCTGCTGTTGCTGATACACCACTAGCTATAACACTAGAAGCTATGACTTCTGGTGCAGGTATTGGGAACTCTCCAAATAGAGGTATATTAAATGTAGCTACAGGTTCTTCACTTGATAAAATTTCTTTGGTGTCTGGCAGGTTTGTCGGTATTGTCTCTGGTTTTACTTCTAACTCTCCCTCCTTTGAAGATGCTTTTTCTTCTTCAGCGGAAGATTCCTGACCTCCCAAACCAGACTCTACCTGTTCCAGACTTGGAAGAAGTACAGGGTCTAGATATGGAATCTCTGCCACAGGTAGATAAAAAATTGTTTTAGGCGGTACTAGAAAATAATCTGTATCAGGCAGATTAATTTCTGGTATTTCCACTTAAGTATCTACAGCAAAGTTGGCGGTAATATTAAAAGTAACTCTAACTTTAGCATGCGCTCCTGCGTTGTTTGTTACTGTTACTCCTCTAGTAGCAGCATTTACAGCGAAAGATGCAGCACTATTAGCGTTTATACTAAATATTTCACTTCCAAGATTTGTAGTTGTATCACCTTGAAACATAATAGGAAACATTTTTGTTGTCGTAATACTGGTATTTCCATTGTGCATTACAGTTACGGTTACAGTTCCACCACCAACACAACTTGGACCTTGCGCTGTAGTAGATGCTGTATTTCCTACCCCATTTTCGTGTACCATTATAAGATTAACACCATGACCACTTTCTGCCATCTTAAATGATTCGGTGATTTGTATTCCTTCAGAAGTTGTTTGAAACTTTTTATTGTTGTCGTAATATAGCTCTGCGGTTCCGTCAGCCGTAAACTGAGCCATTGTTTCGCTATTGTTTTCATCTTTTATTCTTACAACAGTCCCAGTTGCATGAACTGACCCATTAGATTGTAAAGTTAATCGTTGACCAGAACCTTCAGAAGAAATAATATTGTTGGTTCCATCGTGAAAAATTTTTAAATCAGTACCACTACCACAAACAAGAACATCATTATCAGCAAGTAGTATATTGTTACTATTACTTTGTAAATCGCCACCTAGTTGCGGTGAACTGTCATTTACTAAATCCGTAGCTCCACTAGCAAGTTTAGCTGTGGTAATATTGTTATCTTGTATTTTAGCTGTAGTAATAGCATTATCCTGTATACGAGTATTAGTAACTGCATTATTTGCAATTTTACCGTTGGTTACTATTTGACTGCCTAGTTTAGATTCAGAAATTGCACCGTCTGCTATTGCTGCTGTATCGACTGCGTTATCTGCCAATTCACTAGCTTCTATCTGGTTTGCTGGTATTTTTGTTTTTGTGATTGCGTCATTCTTGACACCATCTGTTGATACTTGTGTTAATCCCATAGTTAGCTAGGTTTTGGGTACTTGTTTTTGACAGGATCGACTATATCTGTCTTCCATTTGTCTATACCATTATGGTAGATATAATCGAATTGCACACCCCAATCTGGGTATTCTGCTGCACGATCTCTTTGATATTTAGTAGCAGCTAACTCTTTATTTATTTCTACTCTGGCAGCATCAACTTTAGATTGTTCAAAAACAACTTGATTACCACTTGCATCTAAACCATAAGTTTTAAAAGAATCAGCAATATTAACGATAGAGGGATATGCTCTCATAATTGCTGTATGATCTAGATTGACAATCTCTTCTGACATTAACCTTGTTCCTCCATTAACATTATGTTAGATGACCCAACATGATATGTTGAACCACCATCACCACCTCTTGTATTATTTATTATATGTGTACCGCCTTCTGATTCAAATTGTATCTTATAAGTTAGTGCTGAAGTTGAACTAGGACTATCTCTAAAAACATAAGATTGATGTTCTGATTGTGAGTTACCACTCGTCACAATACTTGAAAAACACCCTCTTTGAGAACTACCATCTGAATCACCTCTAGCAATATTGTTTCCATTTCTTTGAAGTCTGTAAGTTATTCTTTGTCCACTTTGTCCACCAGTATTTATATTAAACATAATTATGATTTTATTACTGGTTGAAGAAGGTGTTATTGTGGCAGACATACCTGAGACATCAGAGTATGTTCCCGAACTTGTACTAAATGTTTGACGGTCAGATTTATGAGCATGAACAATTTGTAAAATTTTACCAGTAGAACCAGTAGACAATGTTGTACCATTGCTAAAATTAATACCCATTATGATACCTCCGTTAAATTAAACTTATATTTTTTGCCATTGCGTCTGTTAATCAAGAATAAATCTTCTTCTCCTTCCTGTATAGTATAACTTCCCCACGTTCCGTCAACATTATTAACACCACCTTCGTTAGATAAGTTAAGGTCATTGGTAAAGATGTTCTGCCATCTTAATGAACTAGTACCTAAATCATAAGTGTTGTTAGCTAAAGGTCTAAATGAACCATCAGTAAATTGATACCTTTCAGTATTGCTTGTTGATACGTTAATACCTTGAACACCAGATATTCCTTTTATCTGACCATTTGTGCCATCAAAAAAAATTTCTAGGTCATCACCAGACCCTACTTTTAATTTTTGATTATCAGCATTAATTCTGATACCAGTTGTTGTATCAAGCCTACCTGTAATACTTACTCCCGAATTATCTGTCTCAAGTTTTTTACTGTTGTCGTAATATAGCTCTACTGCTCCGTTAGGTATAGCTTTTAAAGCAATTTCTGTATCTACTGGTTGTAAAAGAATATCATTTGTACCACCTCTAAGTTTTAAATCGCCAGTTTTATTATCTATATAAGAGTTTGTACCATCATGGTAAAGTTCTAAATCTCCGTAAGTTGCAGCTCCAATTTGTAAACGATCATCATTAGATGAACTACTATCTCCTAGCTTTATGTTATTACCATTACTGTCTAAGTTACCGCCTAACTGCGGTGAACTGTCAGATACTAAATCTGTGTTTACTGTTTCAAATGTAGGGTCTGCACCATTATTAGCTCTTAAAAACTTACCATTATTACTAGATGTACCATGTTCTAATTTTGCTAGTGTTACAGCTTGATCGGCTATTTTAGCTGTAGAAACAGCAGTATTTGCTATTTTAGCTGTGCCTACAGAATCATCTGCCAACTTTGTAAGTGTAACTGCTCCGTTTTGTATCTTTGCTGTGGCTACTGTATTATCAGCAGGTACTTGTAAAGAAACTGACGAACCTATTTGTATAACAAATACCTCTGCACCTGTTGGTAAATTACTTCCAAAAATAATTGTATTACTATCAACCATTGCAAACCCTTCTGAAGGTGCTGAAGTTCCTGTATTTGGTTTTTGTACAACACCATTAACGCTTACTAATAACTGTGCTGCGTTTGTAACGCTTGCTGACGAACCGCTATTACTTCCTTCTCTAAGGTCATAAGTAGCAATACTTCCGTTAATTGTTGGAGAACCACTACCACCAGCAGGGCATAAAAATAAAAATTTAAAATCACCAACAGATGTAACTTCTTTAAATGCGTTAGTACTGCTGTCAAAAACTTTCATCTTGTCAGCATTTTTATCGTATATTAAATCTCCTTCATCATTATTAGACGTTGGCTCCCCTGCTGTTACTCGGTATCTAGCAGCAAAATCATTTATATCATTACTAAGACTAAGAAGGTCAGCTTCTTTTAAAGTTGCTTTGTGGTAGTTATATATCTGACCAGAGCCAGTAGAACTGACCATTACAGATACACCATTATCAATAGTAGAACTATTGAAGTTACTAGCAAAATTATTAATAGTAACTGTAGAACCGCCTACAGTTCTTGCTGTCGTGCTTGTGCCACTACTATTAACAACAAGTCCACCTGCATCTGCAATACTTATTACTACCCCTGCTTGTGGTTGTGTATTTGGGAAAGCTGCATCTGTAGCTATAACTTCTAAACCACCAATAGGTGCTAGTTGTGCAGCTACATAATCTACAACAGCACCAGAGGTAGGAAATTTAGTATCGTCATCAGTTATAGTGGTCTGCTTTGCCATACCATCTAACTGGTTTAAATCAGCAATGTCAGAGGTCAAGGCGGTACTATCAGCTAATTTAGAAGCTGTACCAGATTGCATACCTGCTAAAGTCTTTAGCTCTGTATCTGCAATTTTACCTGTAGTGACAGCATCATTTGCTATGTGTGCTTCATCTATACTGCCATCTACATAGTGTTCAGAATTTATAGAATCATCTTGTATATTATCGCCATCTACACAATCATTAGATAAGTGTGAATGATCTACACTACCATCTACTAATTCACTACTATCTACTGAGTTTGCTGCAAGGTGACTAGCATCAAGAGGACTACCTGCTATTAGACTTTTTATTTCTGATATTGATTGATCTGCGGTAGCACCTGTTTCTATTCCATTTAACTTACTGTGGTCATTATCAGTAAACACGTTGCTATCACTAGCTGCTTCTACTGCTGCTCTTATTTCTGCATTTGTTTGATCGCCAGTTGCACCTGTTTCTATTGCATTTAATTTTGATAGTAAGGCATCAGTAAATGCGTTTGTATCAGAGTTTGCTTCGTAAGCTGTTTTTATTTCTGCATTAGTCTGATCTGCTGTGGCTCCTTCTTCTATACCACTTAACTTGTCTGTAATCTCTTGTTGAGCAAATATTACTTGATCGCTGTTTGTATCTAAATCTGCCTCTGTTAAAACACTACCATCTGAAAAATCTACCTTCTTAGCACTTATATTTGTATCTCTTTGAAACTTAACAGTAGCACCATTAGCAGGGGTGTTGCCACTTGTAAAAGTAACAGTAGAACCACTAATCGTATAATGCGTGTTAATGGTTTTTAATACACCTGCAACAGTAACATCTACTTCACTATCAGCTAAAAATGAAAATGGTATAGCAAAAGCATCTGTACTGCCATTGCCTGTATGTGTAACTGAAGTTGTTGCGGTGTTAGTAGCCATGATTAGTTAGATAGATTTCTTAAATATTTGTCAGAGTAATCTATTTGAATACCAGACTTATAATCCATTATACGGTCTTGTTCATTTGATGAGAAGTTGTTGTCAATATATTCTTGCTCTGCTATTCCAATATAAGTTTTGTTTATGTATGTAAGTTCTGCAAAGATAGCGTTAGCTGCTATTGCACCTGCTTGACTATTCAAGCCTTCTTCTTCAATAATATCTCTATTTGATTTGTAATCATCTGATTTTAAATAGCTATTCATACTTTCAAGTATAGTTCCTTCTCCATATCCAACATCAACTTCTAAAGTATTGATTCTTATTTTTAAAGCATTATAACCATTTGCATCTAACCTTATTGGTACAAAATCTTCTTTACTAAAGTCACCTGTTATAAATTCACTAGGTTCTTGTATTCTTCTTCCTATTTGTGCTAGTGCTGTCCATATAGGTTGATTCTTGCTTTTGCTTGTAACACTTACACCAAATACGTTACCTCCTATCCTGTTTGGATATTCGATTGGTTCGTTTGTTATATGTTCTACATCAAATGGTAAGTCAGCACCTATGCCATATTTTGCTGTGAATTGATTAAGAATAGAACGATTTATAATAGACATACCACCACTTTTTTCATAGTTAGGGTCTGTAGGGTCTCCTGTTGTTAAAATATCACCTGCCCTTACTTTTGTATCTGGTCGTTGTTGATTTGCTCTTAGTCCAAGAAAACTACCTTTTATATCTTTTATTTCTTTATGACTAAATCCCATCACTCTTAATATGTCATTTGGGTATCTTCTTAAATCTGATACCAAACCAGAAAAAGGTAAACGAGAAGCAATTTGCCTACCTACAAAATCTCCTACTTTTCTTATTCTGTAGTTTTTAACAGCATCACCACTAGAGTCTGTAGGAGCTGTAGCATCACGAAATATATTTATAAATTCTTCAAACTGTGAAGTCCATGAATCGTTATACATATTTTGTACTACAGATGCAATTAAACCAGTTGTTAAATCGTCATAAGGCTTACCGTTAAACATACCTAAAGAATTAACAACATCTACAATAGTTTTTATAGTTCCTGATACAGGTTCAAATACACCTTCGTATGAATCGTATCTATAAACAGGTTTGCCATCTGCACCTATTTTTGGTTCTCCGTTTTCGTCATACTGTAATCTACCAATACTGTATGGTCTCCAACCATTTTTATATTTATTAATCCATATAGCTTTACCTTCTTTCTTGCCAAAATCAGGTCCACCACCTGTCAATATAAGAGGAGGTATATATGTAGGGTCTGATAGCAGCATATTTGCACCTACAGCAAAACCGCCAATAGTTGTTACTACAGATATTGCATGGTTAATATCTCCAATAGCTATAGCTCTTATTTTTGGGTCTGGACTATTTAATTGTTTTGATAATTGAGGTATAAAAATTTCACTCATAGGATTAAGATTTCTACCACCTACTATTGGCAAACCTTTAGGATAAGTTATTGGTTGCATAGTAACAGGATTAACTATTGGTACAAACAAAGGGTTGTTGCGGTAGTTAGCTTCTTTCAAGTTTGTAGGAGTTCTTGTAAAAGAAAGCATAAGTCTTACTAAAGGAAATTGATTTGCTTTATCATCAGCGTATTTAGAGATACCTCCAAACGGACCAGTAGTATCTATCTCTTGTGTAAAGGTTGAAAATTTAGCTTGTTTCTTTGCATGAATTAAAAATCTTTTTGTTAAATCATCTAGTTTTTTATTACCATTTTGTGCATACCATTCAAGTATTGCCATCTTATGTTTGTTGATAAATTTATTTATTTCATCACCTTGTAATCCTTGTCTTTTAGCTTCTGTAAAAGCCATATAAGTAACATCTGCTATAAGATTTGGAGCCTGTACCATAGCGTCAGTAGCGGTCATGTTTCTACCAGAAAATCTAACCGCCCTACCTGTGTTGTTTATTATTGCACCTTTAGCTCCACCTGCATCAGTTTTTATTGCAAATTTATTTTCAAACTTTCTATTACCTATGTTGATAAAGTTATCTTCTAACTTCATAGATTTTTTATAAGCTGTTCTCATAAAATGATAGTTGCTATGTAACGCTGCAAGATGTCTCATAGCTGCCTCAAATGCTTCTGGATTTCTTGCACCATAAAATAGTTTTAGTTGCCTATAGTATGTGTTAAGTGTTGCAGAAATAAAGTTTGCAGTATTAGTACCAAACCTAAATAACATACCGTTAATACCTATTTCGTTTACTACTCTTATACTTTTATTAAAAGGATTATCGTCTTGTAACTTAAAAGCATTAACCTTAGTAAGACCAAATAATGTTTCTGGTTCTCCTTCTGCTACTTGTATCATCTTGCCAATTCTATATAGCTCTGAATAATCACCTGTTTGTTTAGCTAGTTCTAAATTTCTTGATAAGTCTTTCTTTAAATCTTCTGCACTAAAAGCTACTTCATCTAAAGTATTTGCAAACTTTTCTTCATTTAAAGTTTTTGCTTGTGGTGTTTCATCAGCCATATACTCTGCTGCTGTTTTTCCACCCATATCTTTTTTTACTTTAATTTTTAATTTTTCTAAAGTCTGTCCAGCTCTACTTGCAGGTACTAAATAATTAGTTAGCCATTTTTTCATGTCATCTATTTTGTTTGCCAAATCAACTATTGCTATTTCTATATTTTCTGGATTCTTACTATTTAAAGCTTTAAGGTATGCGTTGTTAGCATTATTAAGATTTTCTGCTGACATAACTGCTGTTATTGCTAAAGCAGCATTAACTTCTTTTTGTTTTGTAATACCATGAAAGTTTTCTATTTTTTGTGCTTCACTTTCTATTAGTTTTGTTTTTGATAAATCAATTATCTTTTTTGAAAAATCTTTTTGTTCTGGGTCAAATAGTCCTAAAGCTTTTATTAAAGTCTCTTGATCTGTTTCTGACTCAAGACTACTCCAACCTTTACTTTTCAAAGCTTTTACTATATTTTTAAAGTTTGTGATATTAGGTTCATCAACATATTTAAGTAATACTGTTTGTGTTGGATTAAGATTTTTGTCTCCCAAATCAGGTGCAGTAAAGTCTTTAGAGTTTGCTTTTACAAATGCCTGATCTGTTGGTACATCTATTTTTAATCCAGCAGTACCTTCTCCTAGTGCTTTAAAAGAACCTGTTTTTTCTTTTACAATATTTTTAATTTTTTCATGTATATTATCTCCATGTTTTCTTACTGTGTTAACGCTTATACCTTGATCTTCAAGTAATTTTGTTAATCTTTCTTGTGTTCTTATTTGACTCTCAGTTGGTTTCTTTTTTAAAAATCTTTGACTTCTTAATATATATGCAACTTTATCAATATCAGAATTAAAAGTTAATACAACATTTCCGTATCTCGGTGACATTTTGACAAAGCCTTTTGGCAAAACAAAATCACCTATATTTACTTCTCCTATATTGAATTTTGTTTTTGTTTTATTATCTATAGATTCATCTAAATTTTTTACTTCAGGTTCTACCTGACCTTCTACCATTTTAATTTTACTGGTATCAATATCATCACCGTCTACGTTTGCTTTTTTAGTTGGGTTGTCATCAACAGCTTTTTTAAATTTATTAAGAACTGAAAAAATCTTATCTAATTTCTTTTTATCATTTTTTGTAATAAGACTATTTATTTCATCAGCACTTTTATCAGCAAATTTATTAAGGTACTTTTCAAGTTGATTCATAGTACCTTTAAAAGTTGCACCAAAAGTACCTCCTAAACCTATAGCTGTAAAATATTCTTGTATGCTAGGAAACTTTTTTTCATCTATTAGTTTTCTAATAGTTAGTTCTGTACCTGCTAAAGTACCACCAAAGAGACCTGATTGCCTTATACCTTTCCAACCTTTAGCTGTAGAACCAAAAGGTATAGCTTGCACTACAGCAGCAGCAAAAGCTTCTCCATAATTTATTTGACCACCAAAACCAACTTTAGCTTTATCACCTAATCTTGCTTTTTGTGAAGCAATATTTAGCTCCCAACCAACACCTGCATTAATAACAACATTAGCAAAAATACCCCAAGGACCCATAGTCAATAATGGAGAAGTAGCAACATCAGTAGCCAAACCTCCACCGATCTCTAACCCAAGACCCTGTACTTGTCTAACCCAAGGTTTTAAATTATTTCTATCTGGGTTTTCCCACTCAATACCTTTCTCGTCATATTCAGCAATAACTTTGTTTAATCCATTTTGAAATTCTTCGCTGTCAACTACATTCAAAGGAATACCGTCATTTAGAAAATCCCAAAATCTAATTCCTGTATGTTTTTCAAATATGTTTTGTGCTTCTATTCTTTGTTTTGGCCTTTTCATATTACGCAAGATATATTCTTTGTACCCAATAAAGTTCAAAGCTCCGTCACTTATATGACTATTTATTTGTTCTTTTGCTTTTTCAGTATTATCTTCAGCTTGTAGATATAAAGAAGTCAACTCCTGTGAAGGGTCAAACATATTTTCTTTATAGAAAGAAAAATTACCACCATCATCTGATTCATCATTATCATTGAACATGGTAAATTCGTCATCTTTAAATAAAGAGTTATAAGTATCTTTCATACTTATATCTTGGTTCCAATCAAAATAACTATTTACTTGTGTATTATTTCCACCTGTAGTTTCTGGTTCATACGCAACATTCTGGTCAAACTTTATAAACGTATTATCAAAAGGGTCAAGTGCTATTGGTTCTGGCACTTGAACTGTGTTATCTTTTTTTTCTTCAGCCATGTTAAATAATTACTTTTGAACCTGTTGGGTCTATATTCCATAGAATATCAATTACTCGTTTCAATGTCTCTTCATTCTCTTTAATTGGTGCTTTTTCTAATAATTGTTCTTTAGTCGTTACACCTGCATCTTTCAATCCAACATACTGATAAGGTCTTAGCATTTCTGTAATTATATCTGTTGAATATACTCCGTAAGGATATTCTCTTACTCCTAATCTTGCTCTTGCTACTCGCATTAGAACTGATTGCATTACACCAAATATATCATCTTCACTACTTAATATTGCTTCAGTAAGTACCATTTGTGCTATTGCATATTTAGCTTCTATATTCTCTTTTGTGTTATTCATAACTAGATCAGTATATATTTCTTTTGCTTTGTCTATAACTTGTTTAGATGACTTGTCTGCATAAGCATGACTAAATCCATCTTTTTCAATTTTGGTTATAAAGTTTTTATCATTCTCTAAATTACTACCTCTACCACCACTACCGTAAGAAACAGCACCATTAAACTGGTCAAATTTTTTAAGAGTTAATTGTAAATTATTTTGTAATACACCACCTTCAGGTCTACTCATATCTTCTCCTCCTTCAGCAGGTACTTCAGAACCACCTTCCCCTGCTAATTGTGATTGAGCCTTCTCTCTAGTTTTTTGTTGTACTTCATTTTGAATAGTATTAGATACTGGTATGACTCCACTATTTGTAGTGTTCATACTTACGTCATCTGTAAATAAGTTTTTAAGCCAACCTTTGAATCCACCGTTTTTATTTTCACCACCTGTTTTATCTGGAATAATATCAATTCGTCTACCATCATCTACTCTATTAAAATTACCATCATCATCTTCTTCTATTCTGCCTTTTTCAAGTAGTTTATTAAATTCTTCTTGTGATACTTTTATTGGAGGTGCATCTTTTCCTTCATCTTTAAGATCAATACCTAATTCTTCTTGTGCTTCAAACCATAAACCACTTTCTTTCAACTTATATGTTTTATAGTTACTAGAATTTAATCGTAAAATATCTTTTCTATAGTTTTTCATAACTTCTTCTATGCCTGTTTGAAACTCTTCAGTTGTTTTAGCTTCTTTTGAAATTCTTATAATTTCTTTATTTAAAAATTGTGTTGCATCAGAAAAATAAAGTTCTACCCCAGCCCTTTTTCTCCAAGGGTTTACTTGATTAGTACCACCTAATAAATCTTTAGCATCATCTATTAATTCTTTTATTCTTGGTCTGTATATAGCTAATCTATCTTTACCTAAATGAGTTGTAATCATATTTTTTAACTCGTTCAACTCTGTAGTATCTTCTTCTGTTATTGTTTTTCCAAGACTAGCTTCAAATTTTCTTAATTCATTTATCGCTTGCAACGGACTAGCAAAGTTTTTGTTTATTATTTTTGTAGCAAAGTCATCATAAAATTCATCACGAGATATATCTAAATCTTCAATAACATCTAAAAATACATCTGGGGTATCTTTAAAAATTACTGCTAATTTATTCAAAGCTTCTGTATTACGAACTGTTTCTCCACTTGGTCCTTCTGTAGTAAATTCAAAATCTTCTAATGCTTTTTCAATTTGTGGTCTAATTATTTTATTTATTTTCTTTTCTTTAAAAGTATCGTAATTATTTTCAGCAGTAATCATACGAGACATCATTGTATTCCAATCTTGGCCAAGATATTTCATCAAGGTATCTTGAATTACTGTGCCATCTTCTAGTGTTATCTTTGGTCCTACTTTTACTTGACCAATAAGATTTTTAAAATTTCTTACTGCAACAACTCCACTTTTGTTTTTCTTTAAATTAATATCAAATATGATTTCTGCTAGATGCAAAGCATTTTTTGTCATACCTGTAGGACTAACAGTAGATGTAGCTCCTAGTGAATCTAAAAGTGTTACCTCTTCATTTATAGCTTTTATAGCTAAATTTAGTTTTGATTCAGGATTAGTAACATCTATATCATCTAATTTATTAAAATCTATTGTTGAAAAGTTTGCTAAAACTGTATCTGTAAAACTGCTGTTTTGTAAGTTAGAAATAAATTCTTGATTATTTTTTTCTTGATTAACGTATGCTTTTGAAACTGCTTTAGCTGCTTCTGGCATAAAATAATTATTAACAAATTCAGGTCTAATACCTTTTAAATCAGCTCTGTTTTCTGCATTAAAGTCATTAATAGAAGTTTTAAATTCATCTGAATTTACATCAAATTCTTTTAAAGGTACTTGTCTTACACTTCCATCTTGACCTTCTACTTCAATTAATTTGTTGTTTAAATAATTAGTTAACTTGCCTTCTTGTGATAAACCATGATTTATTGCTAATCGTTTTTCAATACCAGCTCTAACAAATAAATTTTTACTTAATACATTTTTTGCTACATTTTTATCTTGTGTTTTTAAGGCATCTGTAATTTCTTTTAGTCTTTCAGGATTAGCCATCAAAACTTCTAGTTCACCTTGCAATACTCCTTCTGCTTTTTCATCTTCAATAACACCACCTAAATATCTTTGCAGGTCTGGATTATTATTTCTTAAAGCCCTTGCAACAGCCATTATTCCTGTTTCTGGTAAAACCGATACAGGATTAAAATAAGTATTTACAGCTTGATCGTAAATGTTTGTAGCTGCTGTGCTTTTAAAACTGTCTGTCATAATTTATGCAATTCTAGTAGCTGCGGTAAAACTGTTAAGACCACCTACACCTATTTGTAACACCGTTTCAGCTAGTGTGGGTATTTGATTATATGCTTCATTTATATTACTTTGTATTTGATTTCTACGGTCCATATAAGTTGCTTCCGTTGCATCAATATTTCTTAGATATTGCCTTCTATAAGACTCCATAGTTTGATTTATTGATTCGTTAAAGTTAGCTCCTTGTAATCCTTGATCTCTTAGCAGTAGTGCAACAGTAGTACCAGATTGTTCTGAAGCTCTTATAGATGACATAGCCTGTAAAGTTCTTATATTGTTAGCAAATTTATTTTGTGCTTCTGCTTTCTCTTTAGCTTCTTTTTGTTCAGCTAAAGCCATCTGTTGTTGTCTCTTATCATTCTCAGCATTTTTAAAAGCTATCTGTCCTTGTTGTGCTACTTGTTTAGCTTTTGATCTGGCAGCCATATTACCAGCTACAGCGTTAGCTACAGTAAGACCCAAGCCTATGTTAAATGCTGTTGCAGCTTTAGTAGCTCCGAATATAGCAGCACCAACACACATTTAGGCTATCCTCAAAAATTCGTAAAAGGGTTTTTGTTCTTTACCAAACTCTTTGTGATAATTTACAAAAGTAAATCCAAGAGCTTTTAACCATTTTATAGCAGAACTGTTTTCTGCATATACATAATTATAAAGCATTTTATAAGACTCAAGTAGATTATCAACCCATACTTTGCCTTGTCTTATTAATTGTATTCTATATTTTTTATTAGAATATAAATCATCTGTAGCAACACACCATATACACCCATCTTTTATAACACCACATAATCCTATTGGTTGGTCGTTATCGTCAGCAATAGCCATATTTATTTCACTACCTAAAAACGTATAGCTCAAAGCTTCTTCTGGTTCTAAACCTGTTTGATATTTTGCTTCTATTTTATCCATAACTCTCATATTGCTTACAACATATTTGAAGTCTTTTAGAGTTGCTTTTCTTAAATATCCCATTTACATTCTTCTAGCTTTCATGTGAAATATTCCTTCGTATTCTGCACTAGCAATTCGTGTTGGTAAGAATGTACTGTTCTTTATATCAATATCAACTCTATCTGATTTACTCATAACAGGTACTTTAAAAGTTCCAGTATCTAAATTTATTTCACCAATAACACTAGAGTTAGAACCTAGTAACCTACCACTAAACCTATGAATACTTGTATCTCTATTTTCAGGAGTTACTTCTACTTGGAAAAAAGATGAATCTTCATACTTGATATAGAAATGATGTATTTGTAATCTGCCACTTAACAGTTCACTTGCTCCTTGTTGTCCAGTTAATCTTTGCTTACTAAATCTATAGTGCATTTCAAAAGGCTCACCAATAATAAATTTACTATTTCTATAATCACCGCTAATAGTTATTGTGCTTGTACTACCATCTGTAGCATTAGTTGTTTGTAATACTTGTCCAGACTTCAATGTTTTTGTATTGCCTTGTGTATCTACAAAAGTGCTTGTTTCGTTAGATGCTAAATACCTACCTACTACTGTCATTTTTTTTCTTAGTCGATATGGCACAGTAAATGTAGTTACATCAGTACCAGAGTTATATGCAACAGATACACCTGTGGTTGCTTCAGTTACTTTATGATCTAAATAAAATTCAAATTCAGAGTTAGGTTCTCTAAAATCTGTTTCAAATGGTATTTTCTCTAAAGTAACTTTATTATCTTCTTCTATTACTGCAAACAAATCAGTACCAATAAAATCAATATTTAAAAATTTTCTACTTGAATTTATTGTAAAAGTAAACCAAGCATTTAAAACTTTAGTAAAATTTTCACCATATAACCATCTGTTTAGATACAACTTATTAGGATTATCTGAACCTAGCAAAACCAATACATCTTGGTTATTAGATACAGCCATTTTAAAAATATTACTTGGTATAAGTTTTGGTACATGAATTGTTGTGTTAGCAGCATCTTTAATTTGACTATCACCTTGAGTTATATATTCTCGAACACCAGCGAAAGAACCTTTTTTAGTAAGAAAATAAATTGAACTACCAGAACCAACAGGTGCAGCAGCAGCACTACTTTCAAATTCTGTTGCTACAAGTACGTTAGCTGATTTTGGTGTAAGGTTATCTGCTGAACTTGTTAACGTAAATTGCGTTTGTTCACTAAATAAAATCAACCTTTCACCCATAGTTACTGCGTGTTTTAATATCGCAACTTTTGTATGTGAAGCAGCAACATCTATAGGTTCACTATCTAAAACAGATATAACTGTTTCTGGAAAAAAATTAAAAAACTTAGATACTTCAGAAAGAATTACATTATCACCTGCTAAGAAGCCTAACCTGTTTCTAAAAAAGAAAACATTATTTATATTTCTACCAATAAAAGAAGGGTCAGGTGCAGACTCAAGATCACCAGCAGTACGTTCACCCCATTTAGGTAAGGTATAACTTGTTGTTGTACCACCAACAGTAACGCTATAAGTATCTCCATCTACTCTTGCAAATCTAAAATTACCATCTGCCTGACGTACTAAAACGTGTGGCATTTTATCGTAATTAAATTTAAAAGGTATGCCATCTTCAACAGTTTCTTCCCATTGACCCTCTTCAAAAGTACCACCATTATTAGTGACAAATTTTACATAGTAGTTATCAAAGTTTGTATCTTCATCACCTTTTACTTCTACTACATAACCGTTAGGTGAAACTGTAGGCAGGTCAGTAAACCTTTGTACCGAGTCTTTTATTATTGTCATCTTTGTATCACCTTGAGTATCACTACCATCTATAGAAAAATTAGACCCATCATTTTTTTTAATATGTAGTACTGGTCCATTTCTTGCTATCGTGAAACCACTTAAACCAGAATCAAGACCAGACTTTATATCGGCAGCTACAGTATCAGTTGATAGCGGATTATCACCAGAAGTATTATCTGTAACCGTAACTCCATCAACCGTAACTGTATAAGTTGTATTTGCTACAGCTTGGTTTATAAATACAATAGCTTGCGTATCTGTGCCAGCAGACAAGGTAGAATCCATGGCTGTTATGATTCCTGTATTCACAACAAAAGTAAAGTCAGCAATAGTTACTGTTTTAATTACGGTTCTAGGGTCTGAAGTATTTAAGTATGTTGTGCCATCAGGTTTGTTTACAGTTTTTTCTGTACCATCTAACTCAAAAACTTTGACATTTCCATTACTAAATACTGCTACATACTGTTCAGTTGTATCTCTATTTATAGTTTGTATATGAACATTACCTAAAGGACTACTAGATAATGATGTCAAATAATTTAGTCCAGACCTTTTAGTAAGACCTAGAACTGGATTACTGTCTGCATTATCTTGTATGTCTGCGTGATCTGCCTGTTTTAAAGAGTCAGAAGATTGCGATACACCTCTTAATAAAGTAGGTATAGCTCTTGAAATTAGTGGCATAGCTATCTAATAAGTCCATTTGCAGGGCTATAAGTGCCGAATACAGTTGTTAATGAAGGGTCTCCTCTCAACATATTGTGATCTCCATTAGCTAAATCTGTTTCTGTTAATGTTACTCTTGCTCTTATTTCATCTTCTTTTGTATATGTTCTTAGCCCTTGGTCACTAACAAGTCTATCTACAAAAATTCTTGCAGCTCTTATATTAATATAACTTCTTGCTTGTTCTGGTATTTCATCAAAATCTCTAAAGTAAACAACAGTACAGATCAAATCTTCATCAAACTCAAAAGTATTCTTTAACCTGTCATATAATTTTAAACCTCTTTGTATCGGGTCTATATCTGGGTGTTGATGTATGTTTGCATCAATCCTTAAAACATTAACAGGTAGAACAATTTGTTTAGAAGCATTTCGAGTAAGGGTAACATCTATCTCGGTGTTAAAACTCCAACCTTCAGCTTGTACCGATTTGTTTATTTCTACTAAGGTTGATTGAGCAATTTTTACATCTACAGGTAGTGAGCCTGTAAGTGTGTTTACAGGTGCTTCTCCTATAGCAGCCAACATTATGTTGATTGCTTCAAG